CAGAATAAAAATTATACTTCTAATGACGGAAGATCATCTACCTTCGGTAGGAATTTAATGTCCTATATTCAAAATAAGCTACCATATTCAAATATAGTTGATACGGAAAATAATGAATTAAATCCAAAATATAAAACATTCGCTAACACAGGTATGCGTCGCTCAGAAGCTCTCACTAAGCACTCTATATCTATATCGAACGAGTATAACAATATGCCTATTGGTTCCATGGGTAAAGATACATCGTTTGGTCAGGTGATGTATGCTAATATACAGGAGAATAAAGGAGCAAGAATGAGAGACTACAGAGTGATGGCTGCTTATTCTGATGTGGCTGACGCTCTTGACGAGATTTGCGACGAGGCAATAAACACAGATGAAAATGGTAATGAAGTAAACATTAAGTATAAAAACATAGATATATCAGGTAAAGATAAAACAATGCTTGATGAAGAGTTTAGTAAGTTTGCTAATTATTTTGATTTTAAAAATAGAGGATGGCAATATTTTAGACAATTTTTAATTGAAGGTGAGCTGTTTTTTGAGCTGATTATACATAAGGATTATTTAAATGAAGGGGTATTGGGTGTTGTAAATCTTCCCTCCGAACTTATAGATCCTGTATATAATAATATACAAAATATGATGGTTAAAGGCTTCATCTACAAGAAGCCTATTTTTGATCCTACGAGACCCGACAAGCAAGAAAAAATTGAATTTATACCTCTTGATGAAAATCAGGTAGTTTATATTAACTCAGGAGTTATGAATGAAACTAAGAACATGGTTTTACCGTTCTTAGAAAACGCTCGTCGCGCTTATAGACAGCTTTCATTAATTGAAGATGCTATTGTAATTTATCGCCTGGTAAGAGCTCCTGAACGTCTCGTATTTAACGTTGATGTTGGTAATATGCCTGCTCCTAAAGCAGAAGCATATCTTAAGAAGTTAATTAGTAATTACTGGTCATCTAAAACGTTTGATATTGATCAGGCTGATGTTGTTAAAAAGTTCAATCCGCAATCTATGCTCGATGCATTTTGGTTTCCGAAAAGAACTGGCTCGGAAGGGTCAAGTGTATCTCAACTAGCAGGAGGTCAGAATTTAGGCGAATTAGCTGATTTAATGTACTTTATCAAGAAGTTATATAGATCACTTAAAGTACCAACCTCAAGACTTGATCCAGAAGATGCATTTAGAGATGGCTCTGAGATCTTACGCGAAGAACTAAAATTTGCTAGATTTATTATAAGACAGCAACAAAGATTTGCATCAGGAATTAAAAGAGGTTTTATTACTCATCTTAAGTTTAAGGGACTTTGGGATAAGCTTGATTTAAACGAACAAAATATTGAAGTTGTCTTTAACGTTCCGACTAACTTCTACGAAATGCGCGAAAGTCAAAGACTTGAGCAAAAGGCAAATAACTTTACTAGTATTGCATCTAACGAGTTTGTCTCAAAAACATATGCACAGAAAAAATATCTCGGATGGAGAGATAAAGATATTCTAGCTAATAGAGAGTTTTTACGTAAGGATGCTGAGTTACAGTGGGAGCTACAACAAATTTCAGCTCTTGGACCTGCGTGGAGAGAGCAGGTTATAGCACAAGATATCTCAGGAGGTGAAGCTGCAGGTGGTGGAGAAATGGGCGGTGGTGGTCTAGGCGGCGGTATAGGAGGAGCAGGTCCTGGCGGCACACCTCCTGAATTTACAGGTGGTGCAGCTGAAGCAGGCTTACCTCCTGAAGCGGGTGCAGTTCCTGCTCCGGGTGCTACACCTCCAGAAGCCCCAGCTCCAGCAGCATAATGACTAAATATAAATATGTCTCTAGCTTGTGAAGTATTACCTGTATCAGCATTTCAGTCTACTAATTTAAATAATAGATTAGAGACGTATGGTGATCTTGCAGATAGAATAAAGAGATCACTAGGCTACCCTCTTATAACTCTTGAGATACATCAAGATCAGTTATTTCAAAACATACAAATAGCTGTAGAGTATTTTTCTAAATTTGCAGGCTACACTCAAGAGTTTTTAGTATTCGATTCGCAGCTATATGAAAAAAATAGAGGTATCAGATTAGATCACCTATTTACCTTAGCTAAAGCAGGTCTTACAGATAAGCAAAAGATCTCTAATAAGCCTGTTTGGCCTGGAGCAGATTTTACAGTTGAAACACCTCAGACAGTGTTTATAAGTACATCAGCTTTAACATCTTCAGTATTTTCTTCTTCATCATCTTTATCTAGTGTTTTTGATGTAGGGTTACCGGAATTTGAAATCGTAGATAAGACTTTATATAACTCAATTACTTCCTTTAATAGTAGTTTGAGCAGTGTATTTAGATCATCTGTCAAACGTGGTATGTCTTTACAAGCTCAAGATACTACTGCAGAAGAGTATTCTAATGTATTTGACTATGATGTAATGGACTATAGAAAGGTCATATCAGTTACAGAGTTTGAAGAAGGTTCAAATCAAGGTGTAAATACTCTGTTTACTTTAGAGCAGACATTAGCTCAACAAACATACTTTAGTTATGCTATGGGCAATTACGGTTTTGATCTTGTGTCTTGGTATACTCTTAAAGAATGGTTGGATACAAGAGAAAAACTGTTAGCAATTAGGAGAGATCTTAAATTTGATGAAAGAACCCAGTACCTACAGATGTATCCTCAGCCAGGGTCGAGTAGGTTTTATGGAGTTGTTTCTTGTTATCTTGAAAGACCTATTAGAGATTTAGTAAAGGAGCAGTGGGTATATGAGTACGCTGTCGCTCTTTCAAAAATTGTCGTAGGTCGTGTAAGAAGTAAGTTTACAGGTGTATCTTTACTTGGTGGCGGGTCTCTAAATTATGACTTGCTACAGGAAGGGCTTACGGAGAAGAAAGAATTAGAGCAGATGCTTCTTACTGGAGCATCTGCAGGATTTGGAGATGCAGCTCCTCCTTTGTTTTTTGTAGCCTGACGATAAAAAAAAATACTGGTTATTTATCACCGAAGCCTATAAATAGTATTATGGATAGATTATACTTTTTAATGTTAAAAATCCACAATGTAACTAAATTAAAATACCTATGTTTTCATTACGGTACAAGAGAGAGTTGCTATACGTATAACGGATCTGGATCTTATTGGACAGCACATCTATCAAAGCATGGTAAAGATATTACAACAGATATAATACTGGAATCATTAAATAGAGATGAAATTTCTATAAGGGGTATACAACTATCTAAAGAATGGGATATTGTTAAGTCGGATAAATATGCTAATTTAACAATAGAGGATGCGCAAACAACAGCAGAACCCTTACAGCGCCCCGAAGTTCGTGAAAAGAGATTACAATCCATGAAGGACCGTATACAGAAATATGGCTTGACGGAAAAAGAAAAAAAAGCTAGAGCTAAGGGTATAAAATCACTACAACAAGCTGATGTACGTGAAAGAGCTGCAACTACTTTAAGAAATAGACTAGCTAGCGGTAATCTTACAAATAAAGAAAAACTAAAAGGATTAAAGCGTAAACAGCGTATACAACAACAAGGTTTTACAGAAGCCGAACTAAGATCCTTTACTGAAACTTCAAAAAGACAGTTGGGTAAAACAATGAAAGAGCGGTTAAATAATCCTAATTATGTACCTAAAAACAAAGGTAAGTCTATGAAAGAAATATGTGGATATGCCTATAACGGGCCATGGAATAAAAATAAGACTATGGTAGAACTAAAAGGTGAAAATTTTATAGATCCAAGAGGCAAATCTTTTAAAATTATATCGCATTTAGGTGAGCAAGTATTTAAGACAGAGCGAGATTTTATAACACAAATGAACTTTTCAGCACCGATTTTAACAAAATTAAAGCGATTTGGCTTTTATAAAGTAAAGAGGCAATCTAATACCTCCCATCCCTATCGAGATGGTGAGACGATCTATCTTACATTTTTATGAATCTGCAAAAAAATAACAAATACAGGCAGGGTGTATTTACTCCCGTTAATAAGAGTAAATTTTTAGGGGTTAGTGCTATATACAGATCAGGCCTTGAATTAAAGTTTATGAGATTTTGCGATAGTAATCAAAATGTTATAAAGTGGGGTAGTGAAAATGTAATAATACCTTACATATCTCCGCTTGATGGTAGAGCTCATAAATACTATGTTGATAACTTTGTAGTTATAAAAGAAGGTGATCAAGTTAAAAAATATTTGATCGAAATTAAGCCATCAAAACAAACAATACCACCTGTTACAAAATATAAAAAGAAAGAGCATTTAATATACGAGCAGTCTATGTATGTAAAAAACCAAGCTAAGTGGCAGGCAGCCACTGAGTTTTGTAAGAAAAAAGGATTAGAATTTTTAATACTTACAGAAAAGCACCTAAAATAATAGATTTTTGTAGTTAAACAATAAATATAAATATGGCATTAAAGCTTAACCTATTAGTGGAGAAACCAGCGTTGGATGATCAATTCGAATACGTTGTAGAGGAGTCAAATAGAAACACCCCTTCAACCTTATTTATTAAAGGACCGTACATGATGGCAGAGGG